TTTTATTTGATGGATTTGGCTAAATCTTCGGGGACTGCCTGATTTGCCCAATTGTGATTTTTCTGGATGGCCGTCTGAATCTGCTGATTGTGTCCGGCGGATTCGGCGGTCAGGCGGTCGAGCTGCTCTTGCAGGGTGCGGCTGCGCTGATGGTAGAGATTCAGGGCGGCTTCTTTTTGCTTGATGGTCTCGGCCTGCGTTTTGATTTCCTGCTCTTTGGCTTTGATGGTGCGGTTGGCTTTGAGCAGGCCGTTCATCAATAGGGCGCAGGCGAGAAAGAGGGCGATGCAAAATGAAATGACGGTTTTCATGTCGCGTCCTTTTCCTGCGTTTCGGTTTGTCGGTAGGCGGTAAAGATTTTTTCTTCGGCTTTGGTCTTGGCGGCGGTGTAGTTTGCGGTCGTGCCAAGACTTGCCGGTGTGTCGGTAATGGCGAGGCCGGTTAGGTAGGCTTTTTTGGTATCGGCAAAGCGTGGCGTGATTTCCATGCTCGTGTAGATTTTTTGGCCGCTGTCCCAGAGTTTCTGGAGGCTCTCGGTAATATTCAGCTTGGCGAGCAGTGCGGTTTTTGTTTCGTCCTTCGCCCACGGCTCGGCTTTAAGCTCAATCACGTCGCCATAGCCGCTGCCGTAACCGGGGAACAGAAAATTCATGTGTTCGAGGTTGATGCGCGCGCCGTAGATTTCGGGGTCGTATTGGTCGGCCATTTCTTGCAGCTCTTTGGATGAGATGGTGCGGCCGTCTGCGGTTTCGCCGCTGACGCCGATGACGCGCCAATCGGTTTTTTTATAGGTCATGGGTGGATGCTCTCGCGTGTGGATGGGCATAGTTTGGCAAGCGATGGACGGTTTATCTATGCTTTGCGATTTTTGAGGATTTTTTTAAAAGGCGTTTGGGTTTAAGGCGGTCTGAAAATCATTGATTGTTTTGTTTTCAGACTTTTTTATTTTTTGAGAGATGACAAAAGAATCGTTAATCAAACCAAACGTCGATCCGCGCTTGATGGCGCGTGAGCTTTATTGGCAGGGCTGGCGGATTTCTGATATTGCCCGACATCTTGGTCTTAAGGCTCCGGCGGTTTACTCGTGGAAGAGCCGCGATAATTGGGACGGCGGCAGCCCGGCAGTGCGCGTGGCTGCGTCGGCGGAAATGCGGCTGCATGTTCTGATTGCGCAGCCGAAGAAATCGGACGCTGACTATAAGGAAATGCGGCAGCTTTTCGCGCTGGTATCGGGCGGCAAGAAAGCCGACGCGCGTCAGCCTGATTTAAATGAGGTCGAGCAGGCGGCGGATGCTCCGGCGGTTTCAGACGGCCTGCCCTGGGATGTGCCGACTATCGACAAGCCGCCGCGTGAGCGTCGGGAGCGTGAGAATGTGCGCGCGACAACGAAGCCTGCGCCGAATAGTTTCACGGCAGAGCAGGTCTTGCGCTTGCAGGAAATCTTCAGAGAGCAGATGTTTGAATATCAGCGGATTTGGTACAACCAAAAGGTACGTTTCCGCAATCTGCTCAAAAGTCGTCAGATCGGGGCGACGTTCTTTTTTGCGCGTGAGGCATTGGTTGACGCGTTGACGACTGGGAAAAATAAGGTGTTTTTGTCGGCATCGAAGGCGCAGGCGTTTCAATTCAAACAATATCAAATCGATATGGCGCAGATGGTCGGCGTTGAATTGAAGGGCGCAGATATTCGCTTGGGCAATGGCTCGGTTTTGTACTTCTTGGGGACTAATTCGCGCACGGCTCAAGGCCGTCATGGCGACTTGTATGTTGACGAGTATTTCTGGATTCCCGATTTCAAAGAGTTGACGCGCTTGGCGAAGCCGATGGCCTCTCAAAGACAGTATCGGATTACTTATTTTTCGACGCCGTCTATGGTTTCCCATCCTGCTTATTCGTTTTGGACCGGAGAGCAATTTAATGCGGGGCGCGATAAGTCGGAGCATATCAAACTCGATGTCAGCCATGACGCGCTGGTTGACGGCCGCGCCTGTGAAGATGGGCAATGGCGGCAGATTGTGACGCTCGATGATGCGGAGCGTCGCGGCTGTAATTTGTTTGACCGCCAACAGCTCCTGCTAGAAAACTCGCCGGCGGAATTTCGTCAGCTCTTTATGTGTGAGTTTGTGGAGGACGGCGACAATGTCTTTGACTTCACGGCATTGCAACGCTGCGCGGTAGATTCTTGGGACGAGTGGGCGGAATTTTATAAACCGTTCTCGGCGCGCCCTGTTGGGAATTTGCCTGTGTGGTTGGGCTATGACCCTGCCGATTCAGGCGACGCGGCGGCTTTTGTGGCTGTCGTGCCGCCTCGTTTCGCTGGCGATAAGTTCCGCATTGTTGAGCGGCAGATGTTGCACGGCAATGATTTCCAAAGTCAGGCGGCCTTTATTAAAAAGGCGTTCGAGCGGTACAACGTGCAGAAGGTTGTCATCGATAAAACTGGATTGGGTGCGGCGGTCTTTCAGATTGTGCAGGGATTCTATCCGCCTGTAATCGGGGTTCAATACTCCATGCAGGAGAAATATTTGATGATCAACAAAATGCACGCGCTCATGCGTGAGCGTCGCGTCGAGTGGGAGCTTGATTGGAAAGATTTCACAGCAGCCTTTATGAGTATTCGCACGGCTGTGACCGGCAGCGGCCGCAATGTGACTTATGTCAGCGGTCGGACGAAAGAGTTGAGCCATGCAGATGTCGCGTGGGCGGCGTTGCAGGTGTTCTACCAAGAGCCGCTCGACGGCTCGGCGGCGCGTGGTTCGGTTGATGTTTTTTAATGAGAGGGTTTTATTATGAGTAATGAGATTTTAAAAGAGGGTCAGTTTGATTGTGATGTCTTTTCTTTTGAGGATTATCAAGACGTTTACAGTCTTTTCGACTTCATCGGCTGCGTTGACAATGGGAAGTGGTACGATCCGCCTGTTAATTTGTATGATGTCGAGCGCCTGCTGACTAAGGGGCTGCACCATGCGTCCGCCTTGCTGGCCAAACTGAATATTCTTAAAGTCACTTTCAAGCCGACGGAATTTTTGAGCCGCTCGGAATTTGAAAAGCTGGCTTTTAATTATTTGGTTTTGGGCAATGGCTATCTTGAGATGCAGCGCAATCGATTGGGCAAGGTGGTCGGGATGAAAAGCCGCTTGGCTTTGTACATGCGCCGCGCGTCCAATTTAAAAGACTTTGTCTATTTGCGGAATAATTTTTTACAGTTGGACTATGAAGAAATCAAAGGCAGCGATGTGATTCATATCATGCAGCCAAATCTGAAACAGGAAATCTATGGCGTGCCTTATTATTTGGCGGCGATGGATTCGATTGATTTAAATTCGGCGGCGACTAAGTTCCGCGTCCGTTATTATAAGAATGGTTCACATGCAGGATTTATTCTCTACTCGACTGACACGCAAATCGACGAGAAGGGCTGGGATGCAGTCAAGTCGCAGCTCCGCCAGTCAAAAGGCGACGGCAATTTTAAAAATGTTTTGCTCCGCGCGCCTGGCGGAAATCCTGACGGGATTAAACTGATACCAATCGCGGAGGTCGCAGCGAAGGACGAGTTTCTCAATATCAAAGCCGTCAGCGCGGAAGATATGATGGCGATTCATCGCGTACCGCCTGCGTTGATGGGGATTGTGCCGAAGTCTGCCGGTGGTCTTGGCGATGCGATGACCGTGGCAAAAGTGTTTGCAACCAATGAGGTCAAGCCGTTGCAGCAAAGTTTTATTGACGTCAACGAGCGAATCGGGCTTAAAGTCTTTGACTTCGACAGCTATCAGGTTGATGAGCCAACGCCGAAATAAAATCAAACTAAAAGAAAAGCTGAATCCATTTTTTGGGATTCAGCTTTTTTTATTTTTGGAAATTTTGACCGGCGGCGGAGCGGCTCGCCGCGCACTGCCCTCCGCGCCTCCGCATTAAAAAAATCCTCTGCATTTTTATGCAGTCGGGCGATATACTCAAAGTCTTATATTCTGACGGTCTTTGATATATTTTTTATTACGCGTTTTTTATGCGATTTTACGCAAAATTCCGCGTTTTCTTTCTAAATTATTCGCTGTCTTTTTGACGGCGGTATTTTTCGCGTAATGCCATCACATCACGGCCAAATAATTCCAACGCTTCGCGGCGTTCCTCTAGCAGTTCGGAGCGGTCGTAGGCTCTCTCCGTCTTGTCTGCGATTCCGTGTGAAAGCAATAATTCCCCTACGTCTCGGCGGATTTTGTGTTTTTCGCGGAGGTACGTTCTGGCAAGACTTCGGAGGCCGTGGGCGGTCGTGTCTAGTTTCATTTTCCGCCGCAGTTTCAGTCGGACGGTTTCACGGTCTAGCGATTTTGTAAAGCCGCTTCCTTCAAATAAATAAATTCTGTTGACGTTGAGCTTGATAGCCTCGTTATAAATTTGCAGCAGGGCCGATGATAACGGCACGATATGCGGCCGCGTTTTCATTCGCTCAAGTGGGATTTCCCATATTTTCTGCCCAAGGTCAATTTCTTTGAGTAGCGTCCCGGCGGCTTCAGACGGTCTTGTCATGCTTAAGAGTTGCCAATAAATCAGCAGGCGCGCACGGTCGCCGATACCGTCGGCGGTTTCAAGTTTTTCGATTAAGAGTGGGAGCTCATCATATTTTAAAGACTTAAAGTGTCGCTCTTTTGGCTTATCAAAAACCTGCTTTCCGATAACGGTCACGGGGTTGCTCTTCAGTGTTCCGTCGGCGACGTAGTAGTCGAACATTAGATTCAAATTCCCCTTGACGCGGCGCAGATATTCCAACACGCCGCGCGCTTCCATTTTTCGGAGCATTTCGACAATCTCAGCCGTCTCGATTGTTCGGATGTCGCGGCCTTTAAAAACTGGAATCGCGTTCAGTTCAAGCGCCGACAAGACTGCTTTCGCATAACGCGGTGCTTTTCCGCTGCCATCTTTGCCGCCCGATCTAGCCCAGCGATCATACCAAACCGCCAAACAATTCTCGAAGCGATATTTCGCGGCTACATCATCAGATATTATTTTTGGGTCTTTCCCTTCGCCAATTTTTTTTAATATCTCTTCTCGCCATTGCCTTGCGTCGGCAAGCCCGAATTTTGGGAAAAGTCCCAGCGTCAGCGTGTCTGCCTTGCCATCGGTAGGGCGGCGGTATTGAAGCCGCCATGACTTCTTCCCCGATGGAAGCACCCAAAGAGCGAGGCCGCCGCCATCAGGCAGCTTGTACATTTTATCTTTCGCTCGCGCGGCTTTGACTTGTGCCAGCGTCAATGGGGTCACGATTTTTGGCATTTTTAAATCCGTTTTTGGTCGATACCAAATAAAATACCACAAAAAAACAAAAAAGATTTAAACCTTTTTAAAAGCGTTTGATATGCTTAGACAAACAAAAGCCCCTTAAATTCTTAATATTTAAGGGGCTTTTTCTGTTTTTGAAAAGTTCGTAAAACTTTTAAAAGTATCTATGGCAGAGAGGAAGGGATTCGAACCCTCGATACGCTATTCACGTATACACGCTTTCCAGGCGTGCGACTTAAACCACTC